CGAGTAGCATGTTCAATTTATCGTGAACAGAAAGTAGACCAAGCGTTGGTGTTACACCATTTAATGAAGAAACAGCGTCACCAGTCCTATTCATCAATTTCTTAGAATCTAGGTCACCAAGTTTATCTTCTAGATACTCTCTGAGTTTAACTAATGGTTGTTCATCTGCACCGATTGCTGCTGTAAGTGCTGCTGTTCTGGCTGCGTTTCTGCCAGCTGTGGCTTCCTTTGCCGAAGCCAGTTTGTTTGTAGCAAGATTTCTATATCGACCACCACCAGACATGCGTGGGTCAAAGGTATATCCTGACTTAAGAGATGGCTTTGTGAGAGCTCGCTCAATATTTTGAACCATTCTTTGCGTAATAATGACATTACGAAGAATCAGTGAAAGTGGTTTTGCTAGTTTACCTACACCACCGCCACCACCACGCTCACCCTTCTGCTTTTTATCTAAATCAAACTTTGCGCGAGCTTCTTTAACTCGTTCTGCAGATTCCATTTTCTCAAGACCGAGATTTTTAAATAAATCACCCAAGTCTTTACCCAATAATCCTTCGAAAAACGCCTGTCTTTTTCCAACAGTGCCTTTCATTGCAATGGCATATTCTTTTGCTATTTCTTGTCGTGCTTTTGCGGATGCATAGGCACCGCGAATGAGACCTTTCCCTTCTCTCGCTTTAGCTGCTTCTGCTGATGCAACTCTTTCAAAAGCGTCTTCGTTTCCTCGACTCATTCTTTTATTGAGATCGTTCAAAACGCCTTTTTTAATTTTGTCTACGTCTAATTTCTTTGCCATTTATTTTATCTTTTGCGTTGCATCTCTATCATCTTCATTTTTTCGTTTTGTTCCTTTATCATTTCCTGCAGCATAGTTATATAAATTTGCTTTTCCCAAGGTATCAAATTCTCTAATTCAGTTAAAGAATATTTGTGATGCTGCATCAACGAGAAATTCGTTGTATAATAATTTTTCAAATCGTCATAACCAAAAATTAATCGAAAAAACTTAGAATACCCTCCACGTTAACATTATGTACAAACCCACATTTACCGCATGCTAATTCTTGTTCTAGAACAACACGAGGGCTGGTTAAGAAGAATTGTTTAATGTTTTGTACCTGATCGATTGTTAGATTATCGAAAAACGTCATGAGTTCTTCTTTGATAATATCTTCTTTTTTGTATATCTGATTTTCATCATAGATGTAGTCGAGATATTCTGCAATAACCTCATAGCCACCATCTTCGAATTTGTCATCTAGTGCAGCTTGAGGAATCGTGATTGATGGATAATTAAATTTAACGCCAACATTTTCCGTCAATTTAATAATGCTTGAGTGATTTTCTGTTTCTACATACTTAATGTTTTTAAGTAATAGTTCAAACTCAGTATTGTGGCCACATGGCTGATCTTCTACAACATTATTGCATGTGTAGACCATTTGAGCCGTTTCACCAACTGAGTTGATTCGTAGATGAAGAAAAAACATCTCAACGTCAAATGTTGGAAGGTTATCTACGTCGATCTCATCTAAACAACAATTCGTGATGATTTGTTTAATCGTCGATGCAATCTCTTTTAAATCCTCTGATTCTTTCGCCATTAAAAGAAGTTTTTCTTCTTTTACAAGGAATGGTCGAAAACGAACGTTCTTATCTAAGGACTTCAAATACACTTCATGTATAGGATGTTCAATTTTTGGCAAAGGCATAATTTACTCCATATTTTAAAGATTACCAGCCACCACTTGCACCACCACCAGCAAATCTTCCACCTCCACCACCTCGGAAAGGTGGTGGAGTGGTTTGCGGTAATGATGCTGGACGTTGATCAATAACAGGCGGTGTCGAACCAGAAGCAGTTGGTGTTCTATTTTGTTGTGGTCGTGGTGCAGGCATTGGACTTTCTAATCTAGGTCTCGATGATTGTTCTAATTCACCAGTTATCCAGTATTCATATCTAAAAGTCACAGCGAGGCGATGAATGCTATCATCAGCCCAATTCATATTCATTGGAGCGATCGCTGTCGGAAATGCTCCGAAAAAAGAAACTTTATAGATGACAGAAGTAGGTTCATAAATTGGCACAGCTGCTCTCGCACGCGCTGCTTTTTCATCTATTCCAAGACTTCCAAAATTAGCAGCTGATGTATCTCGAGCAATGCCAAGGCTTCCAGGTGCAGCTGTTTTTGAATCTCGTGCGATACCTAAACCTGCGTTTTCTGTAGAAACTTCAGAGAATTGATTAATCTCAATTTTAGGAGACGTATAAGAATCTTTATAATTTGGATTATAGTTATTGATTGGAATAACTAAATTCATCCAACGATCAAAGAGTTTCTTTTCCCAAAAATCTCCTGTGCATACAAACGTGAGTGTTAAGTCGGCAAAGGTTGGGAATGTCGCAACTGGATTAGCAACGCCATAGTAACGACCATCAACCGTATTAACTGTGTAACCTGGTAATTCTGTGGCTTCACACTGAAAGCGAAGATCAGACGCATTTATCTCCAATCCTGGTGGAGCGATGATTCGAACATCAAACTTGGAAGTTTTTGCAAAATCATCATGTTTTGCGAAATGTGAACGAAATGTGTCTACATTAAATGCCATTAGGTTTTATACACCATTTTCTCGAACGGAAGAAATATTGCTGTTTCCCAGTTATCTGGTTCAACGTAAATAATCGGCGACATGATATGGGAAAATAGATATCGCTTTATGCATGGTTCAATCAATCGATACCTTCGTGATTTAGAGAGCAAATCATACGACATTCTAAATCTTGTAGTATCGTCATATTTATCGTTGTTTATGAAGTCATGTAATCGATCCAGAAGCAATAGGCGATTGTATGGGTCGAGATAATGAAGATTTAATCCGAGGAAGCCATCGCTATAGATGTCCATAGGAATCACGAGCGGAAACTTATCCCAAACTGGCAGTTCGTCTTTAAGTTTCGGATCGTAGTGATACAGATACATCTTTCCGATAAATGCCTGAGGCGAGACTCTACTTGAATCGTTGAGGATGTTAGATCGATTGGATGGCATTCGAAGTTTAAAAAACTTGTTTTGTATCCATGCGCGAGCCTGTGCTGTTCTGGGTTTGATCCCATCAGCAGTCATTTCTTTACTCAGTTTATCAAATAGTGATGGCATTAGATACCTAAATTTTCTTCGGTGATAACTTTAAATTGCCAGCTCCTGTCTTTGCAATATTCGACAGCAGCCTTCCATTTCGCCTCATTTACACCCCAAGTCATAACCTCATTGATGTATCGTTTAGTTATTTTGCTTCTCTTTTCTGGAGGTTTAGCCTGACTTTTTGGCTTAACTTCGAGAATCATCGCCTCGAGGATCCCTTGTTTGTTCCGAACTCGCACGAAAAAGTCTGGAAAATAACGATGCCAACGATTATCTACTGGGGATAAATACGGTATTACAATCTCTTCATTAGACCATTCTACAACACTCGAGTTTGTATCCAAGTGCACCATGACTCGGCGTTCCCAAAGCGATCTGTACCAGATGTTTGTGGGATCACCTAAATATTTATTGGTATTTTTAGGACTAAATTTACCGCTGTATGCCATCACTTATTTATAGGAACATTTAATGGCTCAACAATCACCTGTAAGCCAACCAACTGTCACACGATCAAACGCACAAACGCCCTCGCCGACAAACGGGAGCCAACGACAGACAACTGGTCCGCAAAGTAAAGCAGAAGGTTCTTCTTATGAGTTTAACGATCTTAGATTCCCTTTAAATGTGGGTACAGTAGAAAAACATCTTCACTGGATTAAATTTATTCCGACTGTTCAAAACAAGTCTAGTTATAATGTAAAGAAGGCTGTTACGGGTGGTCTTCAGCAGTATAGCACGGCAGACGGAAATAGAATTGGCGGTAATCAACTTGGGCGATCCACAGATCCATTAAATGGTGCTGTCGCTGCTGGTTTTCTTGGAGCGGGTTTAGGTGTAATTGGTGCAGTTTCTGCTGCAGCTGATGCGTTAAGTGATCCTGTTCGTGCAGCCTCTTTTGGCACTGCTGCAATCGGAGGTGGCATCGGTGGTGCTGCGATTGGAGCATTTGCAGGAGCAGTTATTGGTTCTATTGACTTAACTCGCAAAACTCGACGCGCTGCGGGGTCAATTGGTCTTTACATGCCTGATACAGTGAATCAAACGGTAGTGAATGATTATGATCAGGTAAGTTTGACACAGGCATTGGGGACTGCGGGATTAGTTATGCAGGCTGGTGAGAGTCTCATAAATGATATAAGTAATGCCAACATCACAAATATCGGTCAAACTCTAGGATCCTCTGCTGGTGGTACAGAAATCAAAGGTGCACTAGCAGAAAAAACAGGAGCGTTTGGTCAAGGAATCACAGATGTTCTTTTGTTCTCTGCGGGTTATGCACAAAACCCTCAAGTAGAATTGCTCTTCAAATCAATTCAAAATAGAGAGTTTCTTTTCGACTTTAAATTTGTTCCACGAAACAAAAAAGAAGCAGAAACGATAATTAAGATTATTCAAGCATTTAGATTTTTTGCTGCACCTGAAATTCCTGAAACAGGTGGTGGTCGTTACTTCGTACCACCGTCAGAATTTGATATTGTTTTTATGCTAGGTTCTTCAAGAAATCCAAATCTTCCAAACATATCAACTTGTGTTCTTCAGGGTATCGATATAAACTACGGAAGCGCAGGACAGTGGACTGCATTTAAAGATGGTATGCCAGTTGAAATTTCAATGCAGCTTCGATTTAAGGAAGTCGAAATCATGCACAAAGATCTCGTTAAACAGGGTTACTAATGAAATACTTCGAAAGTTTTCCTGGAACAATCTATACATTCGACAAGAATACACTAAACAACCAAGTTGTTACAAATATTCTTGCTCGTTCTACTTTTTTGCGAGAGGTGGCGAACAATACATCTCTCGCATATGAGTATAGTGTAAAAGAAACCGACACTCCAGAAATTATTGCTCATAAACTTTATGGTGATGCGTATCGCAGCTGGATTATTCTTCTTTACAACCAAATTATTAATCCATTCTACGATTTTCCGCTAACAACTGATGCGTTAGACGCATATATTCAAAACAAATACAATCAAACGATTAATGAAGCACTTACAACGATTCATCACTACGAGAAAGAGATAACTAAAGAATCCATTTACAATGGATTGCTAATTGATAAATCAGTTGAAACGCATATTATTGGCGAATATGATGTCGATTATTCTGATAATTCTATCACACCAGCCACACTTCCTGGTACTGCCGATACATCATTAACAGTGAGCACAGAAACTGTTGCATATCCAGATTACATCTTGAAGATCACCACAGTAAATAAAGCAATCTCAAATTATACAAATGAATTTAATATTAATGAATCCAAACGAACAATCAAAATTCTTAGCGAAAAGTACGTTCAAAGAGTTGAAGATGAGTTCAGGAGTTTAATGGCTGATGGCTGATAATAATGGTGTCTATAACTCAAAAGACTATAAGATTATAAGTCTTGAGTTAATAAATTCTGGTGGACAAACGATTGATTTGCGCAATATTTTTGTTGAGATGCAAATTTTTCAGGACATCTATTCATCTGTGATGAATGGAAACATCATGATTCAAGACGGTAATGATACGTTCAGCAACTTTTATATGTGCGGTAATGAATATCTTAATGTCAAAATAGACAAACCTGGACTAAATCGACCATTAGAAAGACTCTTTAGAATCTATAAGACCACAGATCGAAGACCTTCTACTGATTCAGGTCAAGTTTATCTTCTTCACTTTTGTTCTGATGAGATGTTATCATCCGAATCATTAAATGTGAGCAAGGCTTATAAATCTACTAAAATTAAAGATGTTGTTTCTGATATTTTGCTCAAAGAATTAAGCGTTGATCCACAACGAATTGCAAGTTTAGAAGATACCTCTGGATCTTTTGATTTAATTATTCCAGGATATCGTCCATTTGAAGCAATTCAATGGGTGACGGCGCGTGGCTATGATCAGAAGAAATTTTGTTACTTCTTTTTTGAAAATAAAAATGGTTTTAATTTAATGTCGTTACAAACGATGATTAAACAAAAGCCATATAAAAAACTTAAATATGAACTTAAGAACACGCAAAGCGATCCTGCGTTGAACAAAGACTCTATTGACAACTTTAATATTATAAATGATTTTGATATGTTAACTTCTGTTTCAAATGGATCATTCTCTTCACGTCTACTTTCTATCGATATATTCTCGCAAAAGTTTGAGAATATTGATTACAATTTATTGACTGCTGAGGCGCAAGGAAATCTAATTAACAAATTTAAACCAGTTAATACCTTTAAGAATTCTAAGAACGAGACATTGTTTAATTCTCCATATGCATTTTTTAGAACATATCTATCAATTAATGACACGGCTTCTGAGAAAAGCAATGACATTAAGTTTTGGATGCAACCAAGAGCAATGCATATGTCGTTATTGAATCACTTTAGAATTCAAATCACAGTTCCTGGTGATATTGAAATGAAGGCTGGCGATATTGTTGATTATGAGTTTCCCATGTTTGAGAGTGCAAAATCTGGCGGTAAAGCACTCGATAAAGCACGCACTGGTAGATATCTAGTTGCCTCAATTAATCATAAATTTAATGGTGATACATTTGAATCGATTGTAGAACTTGCCTCTGATTCTTTCTCTGAGGCACTACCTGAAGCGAAGAACGGAATAAATGTTTTGACTAAGAAGGGTAAGTGATGCCAGGAGCAAAAAAGAATTTTATTGGACTTGAAGGTTTTATCTGGTGGGTTGGCGTTGTAGAAGATCGCCAAGATCCAGAGCAACTTGGTCGTGTTCGCGTTCGCTGCTTTGGTTGGCACACAGATCAAAAAGAATTAATTCCAACTAGTGCTTTACCATGGGCACATCCTGTTCTTCCAGTAAATAGCCCAAATATGTACACACCTAAAGAAGGTGACATGGTATTTGGATTTTTTATTGATGGTGGCAATGCACAAAATCCAGCAATTATGGGTGTGCTTCCAGGAAAGCCTGATGGCAAGCCGAACTATACAAAGGGATTTAGTGATCCAAGAACGAGTTTTGGGTCAGCACCAAATAAACCAGATGATCCTGCAGAAGCATATCCAAAGGGTAAGTATCTTAAAGAACAAACCACAAATCGTCTTGCTCGCGGTAAAGCAGATTCAACTGTAATTGCTACAAGAAAAAAGAATCTCAAGAAGAACATCGTTTCAGCAGGTGGGGTTTCTTGGAGCGAACCACCTCCTGCGTTTGCGCCAAAGTATCCATATAACAATGCTCTTGAAACTGAATCGGGACATGCACTAGAATTCGATGATACTCCAGGTCAAGAGCGTATTCAATTGGCGCATCGCAAAGGCACATTTGTTGAAATTGATAAAGACGGCAGCGAAGTACACAAAGTTGTAAAAGACAATTATGAACTTGTGATGGGTTCTGATTACGTTTACATCAGTGGCAAGTGTTCAGTTACCGTTGGTGGTGATTGCAATTTGAAAGTTGGCGGCAATATGAATGTTGAAGTTGCTGGCGGCATTAATATGTCAGCTGGTGGTGATATTCGTATGAAAGGCAAGAAAGTCTTTGTTGAATCTACATCTGATCTGAACATTAAATCAGGTGGCGTTGGCAACATGACGTCAGCCAAGAAACTCAGCCTCAAAGGTCAGAATGCTGCACTTCAGGGTGCAACTATTGATCTCCCTGCTGCTCAAATTAACATGCAATCAGGTTCTGCAACCTCTGCTTCTGGCGCAGGATTAACTGGCGGTGGGTCTGCTGGAAACTCAGAAGATGTTGTTGAGGCAACAACAGCAAATCAAAGTATCGCAAACACAGTTGCTGCTACCGCTGCTACTGAAGCTGCAGATGCAGCTGCGCTCGAGGAAGTTACTGTGACTGGAAAACGCGCCGCAGAATCTACAGCTGGATCAACGACTGGTAAGGGATTGGCTGGTCAATTAACATCAACAGTTAGCAATGTATTCAGTAAAGTTACTGCTGCAGCAGATGGCATTCTTAAAGACTTTGCTGGTAAAACTCCACTCGGTGAAATTCAACAGAAACTCACAAACCTTGAGAATATGGCAAATCAAACGAAGGGTGAAATCCTATCGCTCAAAGACAATCTTAAAAATACTGTCACAAATAAACTTGGCGAAGTTAGCGACAACGCTATTGCAAGAAATCTTGAATTTAATGTTGATTCAGAGTTACTGCCTCAGAAGGCGGTGAATACCATCAAGACTGTAATAGGTAAACGCATCTACCCACTAACTGAAACAAAGACAACTGGTGATGGCTGAATTTTCTATACCATGTAATGGAACATTGTTGCCAACAAAGGCTGATCTGGCGAATATATTCGTTAAGATCGCTGACATTCCATCACAACTGCAAGTTGAAGCAGAAAAAATCCGAGCGCAAATTGATGGACCTAATGTAGAGCAAGCAGTTCGCGAGGCATTAAGAGAAAAGATTGCTCCAATCGAGGCTCAAGCTGAAGAAGTTCGACAAATTTTAGAAAAGGTCGACAAGGCTCTTGGGAATTTCCCAATATCTGCGAGCAAGCCATACTATAAGAGTTTAAAGATTCCTGACGACGAGTGGGAAAGAAAGATGACTGCTCTAACTCAGGAGTATCATCTTTATGTTCAGGCTAAACTTTTAGAGATTATTAATAATGTTTTGCCTGTAAGTTTTACAATACCTGTTCTCGGAATTAGTGTCGATATCGTACAGTTATTTGCAAACGCAAGTTATAGAGCCAGTTTAAAGCAACAAGTCGTTGACGAGGTCGACTCACTGGCTGCATTAATTCCAGATGCATACCAGTCGTATGAAGGTAAACTTGGAGTTTATTCGAAAGAAATTAAGGCGCAGGGTGTGTGGTCATATATCATGTCAATGGTCAAAAAGGGCGCGATTAAACTAATCCACCAAGCAATGGCTGGACTTATCAATAAGTTCAAGACGATCTGGGATACTCTTGGACTGCCGCCGCTACCAGTTTTGTTAGATTTGGGTGTAGAAGGTATTATCAACTCATTGATTGGTTCTCTGAAGGCTCAGCTGGAGGGTGCAGCAGAGGAAGTTAGGTTGAGAATCTATCAAGAAATCATCGATAAACTGGAATCGATTAATATCGCAGGGTATAGTTTATTAGATATTATCGGCGGAGATATCGACGACTTCATTCGTAGTCCAGAGGAAAAGATCAATCGTTACGTCGAAGCAGCGAGAGATTTCGGTGAAGACTGGCCAGAGTTTTTACTTAAAAAGTGGATGCAAAAAATTACCAGTTTCTTTAACGCTATCGGATTATCTGCTCTCACCGAGTGGATTAATTTTGATTTTTGCAAGTTCTTAAAACTTATTGGGATGCCAACTTCTATTACTGTGAATGTTGATTTTAACATAGATTTAACTCAAGGTGAAGCATCAGTTAGCCTAGATGCTTCCTATGTCGAAACATAAATAAATCAAATATCCAGCCTAAAATAGAAAAATGTCACTATTCGCTCGTAAATATTCCGACATCGATTTGAACTTTACAGCCCATCCTGTGACGAAGGATGTGACGAAGAAGTTAAACGAGAATGCGATTGCAGCCTCTATTCGAAATCTATTGCTAACCTCACACTACGAGCGTTTGTTCAATCCAGATATCGGCTCGAATCTTAAAAAACTACTATTCGAACCAATCGATAATGTGACCACCTCTATTATACAGGACATGATATTCGAAACTATCAAGAATTATGAGCCAAGAGTAACCATTGAAGAAGTCGTGGCGGCTCCTAACTATGACGACGAACGCTATGATGTGTACATCACATTCTTTTTAAATAACAGTCTCGAGCCCATCACGGTCTCGTTTTTCCTAGAACGGATAAGATAACATGGCAAATGTTGACTCAAAATTAAAAGTCGCTGAATTAGATTTTGATACAATCAAATCTAATCTTAAAGATTTTCTAAGAGCTCAATCTGAGTTTAGCGATTATGATTTCGAAGGCTCGGGTCTTTCTGTATTGCTTGATGTTCTCGCTTATAACACTCATTACATGGGCTATTATCTTAACATGGTCTCAAATGAGATGTTTATTGATACTGCGATTAAACGCGCATCAGTCGTTTCTCACGCTAAATTGCTTGGATATGTTCCTCGCTCACGTATTGCTGCACGCGCATTGGTCAATTTGACAATTACTCCAGTTGCAAACGACTCAAACAGTGCGATTGCAATTCCAAGATTTACTCGATTCGTTTCTGAATCGAAAGATGGCGTCAATTATGTTTTTGTGAACCCATCCGCTAGAGTTGTTTCTAAAAATTTAAGTTCTGGATTGTTCGTCGTTGAGAATTTAGAAATCAAAGAAGGGCAACCAAACGGTATAACCTTTACATATGATTCACAAACCAATCCAAAACAAATATTCGAACTACCTGATGTTGGTATCGACACTTCAACACTTCAAGTTAAGGTTCAAAGATCAGCGCAAAACGCCAATCAAGAGACGTACATCCTTGCTCAAGACGCAACTGACGTTGATGAAAACGCCACAGTGTATTATCTAGAAGAAAATAAGAACGGAAAATATCAAATTTACTTTGGCGATAACGTCGTCGGTAAGGCATTAGTTGAGGGGAATATCGTTATCGTCTCTTATTTGCTCACATCTGGTTTAACAGGAAACAATTTACGCGAATTTAGACCTTTAGATACAATTTTAACAAACGCAAACGTTGCCGTGACACTGGTCAGTGCATCTACTTCAGGTGCCGCAGAAGAAGATATTGAGAAAATTCGCTTCACAGCACCAAAAGCATTCATTGCGCAAAATAGAGCAGTAACAAAGAACGATTATATCGCTCTAATCAACCGTGAATACCCATATTTTGAGGCTGTCAATGTCTGGGGTGGTGAAGAAAACGTTCCACCAGTATATGGCAAGGTATTTTTCACTGCAAAACCACTTGGTGGCTATGAAATTACTGTAACTGAGATTGAATATGTAAAAAATTCAGTCATTAAGCCATTTTCTATGCTTACCGTGACACCTGAATACGTTGAAGCAGACTATAATTACATCAATCTTGCTGTTGACGTCAATTTTGACCCAACAAAAACAAATAAAACTGCAAATGAAGTCGATGCAGCAGTAATTTCTGCGATTAACTCATTCGCAATCAATAATCTTGACACTTTTAATTCATCTTTCAAGATTTCTCAGTTGTCAAGAGCAGTAGATGACGCTGATCCATCAATTACAAGTAACGATATTAAGGTTTATTTGGAAAAACGTTTTGCTCCCGATGTAACTCGCACATTAAGTTACTCTCTTGACTTTGGGACAGAGTTGAAACAAGGAACAACAGCTGAAAGACTTATTTCGACACCGTCATTCACCTATAATGACGACGCTGGAATTGCTAGAAATTGCTTTATTGAAGAAGTATTGCAGTCATTTACTGGCGTAGAGTCGATTGAAGTGTTAACTGGTGGCAGTGGCTACGTTACAACACCAACAGTTACAATCGACGGTGATGGTACAGGTGCTTCTGCTCGTGCATTGATTGTAAATGGAGCAGTAAAGCGTGTTGAAATCACCAATCCTGGTGTTGGGTATACTTCTGCAACTGTTTCAATCAGTGGCGGTGGTGGATCAGGCGCAGTAATTAGAGCAAGTTTGCAAGGTCGTATTGGTCGCTTGAAGATTTATTACTTCGACACCCAAAACGTCAAGAAAACTTTAAACGATAACATCGGTTCTATCGACTATCTAAATGGCATTGTAACATTAAATAGTTTTGCTCCTGTGGGAGTTTCTGATCCATTTGGAACTTTGATTCTAAAAGCAATTCCTGCGAAAAAGATTTTCTCCTCTGTTCGAAATAGAATTGTGACTTTGGATACAACTGATCCAAGTGCAATTGCTACAACAATTAATGCGGTGGTAGAGTCATAATATGACTGCAACTCCAAAAACAATTTCGGGATTAGTTGAGTCTCAATTACCAGACTTTATTAATGCTGATTATCCAAAATTTAAAAGGTTCATCGAACTATATTATACTTGGCTTGAGAATAATTCAGCCAATGGAATCTCAAACACAGCAGGTAACACAGTTTATCATGCTATGGGCATTGAGAACTATAGAGATATTGATCAAACTCCAGCAGAGTTTGTCAAATACTTTAAAGAAGAATTGCTACCTTATTTCCCAGAAAACACTGCTCTCAGCACGGAAAAAATTCTTAAGAGCGCAAGAGAATTTTATAGCAAGAAAGGTAGTGACGAGTCAATTCGTTGGTTATTCAAGGCACTGTTTGATGAAGATATTGAAATTACCTATCCAAAAGAAGAAATTCTAAAAACATCAGATGGTAAATGGATTAAACCACGAGCATTTAGAATTACTGTCAATGAATTTAATAAAAATATTGATGTAAACCTTCTCGAGAAACGACTTGTATATGGCACTCAGTCTGGTGCGACTTGTATTATTGAATCAGCAAATAGAAATATCGACCCAACAAATGGTCGCGAGATCATGGAGATTTATATCTCCAATATCAAAAAGTATTTCAACAACGGCGAATTGATCGAGATCAACTACGTCGATGCCAATGGCGTGTCAAAGGTATTCAGCGAACGTATTATTGGTACGCTATCAAATATTAGAGTAGATTCGAATATTCGTACAGATCCACAACAAAGACGTCGTGGATTGTTATACAATGTCGGAGATCCTGTTGTAATTACTGGTGGTCTTGGAAATTCCGCAGAAGCAAACGACGCTGCAGCAATTGTTGGCAATGTTACTCTTGGTTCTATTGAAGCAGTGACGATGGTTTTCCCTGGATATGGATATCGTCTATATTCGAATACTGAAACAATTGTCTATCGTTCAGCTGGTGATGATCCAAACGCAAATCTATCAACAGATCTGCGCGTTCTACAGTTAAACTCAACTGCTTGCACATCAAACAGCCAACGAAATTTTATAGAGTCAATCACTTATGATAAGACAGTAATTGACTATTTGGCTGACACTGATATAGGAAATGCTAACTACGCTGCCTTTACAACGAATACTAGAAATTCGTTAATCAATGTCACTGAAAATGATAAAGACGACGGATACAACAATTACGAAGAAGTGTGGGCAAACGGAACTAATTTCTTCGATGCACTATTTACTGCTAAGATAGCAACACCGAATAATACTATTTTCGGTATGGGTGGCGTTAGTGCAAATACTGGCGATCTATTAGTGTACGATGTTTCTAACACAGGACCACTAGCCACAGTATTAACTGGTGCTCAAATAAACACAAGAAACACTGCTAAATCTTTTGTGTTTAACAGTATAACGAATGCAAGCGTTCCTGCAAATTCGAATAGCATGATTGTTCAATGCTTGGACTTCGACACTGTGAATACAGGTGGTGTTGCTCTTGTATCTGTATTAAATGGTGGCGCAGGATTTAGAGCTGAACCTACGATTGAGATTACATCTCACTATGATACGCATTTGTCTGAACAGTATAGTTATGCTTCGCAAAAAGTATTAAAGAAAACATACTGGCAAACATTTAAAGATCTTGGTTTAATTGCTCACGTGTTTATTAACAACGGTGGTAGCGGATATTCTATTGGTGACGGACTAAGATTTAGCGGTCGTGGATATGATGCCAATGGTTATGTCCAAACAGTTAGCGGAACTGGTGCAATCACATCAGTAATTCTAGATAATCGCGGTGAGGGTTATTATTCTCGCCCACTAATTACAGTTCAGTCAAGCGGCGGTGCAAATGCTGTCTTTACTGGTTATTTGTTCGGCGATGGTGAAGAACATACCATTGAAACAAGTGCTGTTGGTCGTATCAGAGATATTCGTTTAATCTATCGTGGCTATGATTATACAGCAACACCAAATGTTTCATTGAAGATTGTCGACACAATTATCAATCCAGTACCAGAAGCAAATACGTTTACGGAAACTGAGATTATTTATCAGGGTGCATCACTCGCAACCTCAACATTCCGCGCTAATGTGAAGTCATATGATGCGAATACAGGATTGTTGAGACTTTACAATTTTTCTGGCGCAATCAATAGAACAATCGACTTGATTACAGCAAATGGTGTTTATTGTAACGTAAATACTGCAGCGAATGTACCTGCTCCTGCACAATATCCATCAATAGTTATCGCTACTGGTCTACCAAATCCAATGTATTATGGTAACGGTAGAGCAAAAGCCAACGCGCAATTTGCGAATGGTTTGATTGAATTTAATGGATTTTTCTTAAACACTGACGGATTTGTGAGCGCAGATAAGGTTCTACAAGACGATACCATCTATCACAACTTCTCATATGTTGTTCAATCAGAGAAAAATCTTGTTGACTTCGAAACACCAATTAAGAATATCGTTCACCCATCTGGATTAGAATTAATTTCTAAGACTGTGGTTCGTTCTGAGGAGCAGTCTGAGATTCCAGTATATGCGAATGTTGATTTGATTATGCCTGGAAATGGCACTTCAAATATTCAAGTTTCTAACTCTTATTCGAATGTGGTGATTGGAAATTCAACATTGTTTATGCCAAATGTTGGAAGTATTAATTATTCAAATACTCGAGTAAATGTTGGCGATTTGTTTATCATTATTGATTCTACAAGATTGCCGATCTCTCGTATTGTCTCAAATGTTGTAAGCAATACTCAACTTGAGATTTATGGCGACTTTATCTATGCTGGTCAGGGGTTAGCAAAGAGCAACGTTGAATTTACTGCTCTTACAGGTACTGCTGCAACAAATGGCAGCAATGTTATTGTTGGCACAGGAACTTCGTTCAACACTCAATTGGCTGCAAATAATCTAATTAAAGTTAATAATGAAATACGAGAGATTATCACTGTAACAAACGCTGTTCATCTAGTTGTTAATACAAATCTAAACTATACTTCTACTGCTCAAACTGTATATAAACTTGCAAACACAACGCTCGTTGTATATGGTAATACAAACGGTGTTTATGAGATGGTTCAGGCAGGAGATAATGTTTCGTTTAACATCGCTGCTGCTAACGTGATGGGTGCGCAGACTGGAACTGTGCAGGTCTTTACAACGAATGCTCAAGTTATTGGAACATCTACTGCCTTTTTGACTCAGATTAAAGCGAACGATATCGTTATGATTAATGGGCAGTTAAAACAAGTAATAAATATCGCTAATAATACAATGATGAATGTTAATGCTTCGTTCACATCTAATACATCAGGTATATTGTTGTATAAGAGAGCAACAAGTCAAAACGCAAATGTTCTTTCTGTTTCTGGAAACACCATGACATTAAATATTGCTTATAATGCAAATGTGTCGAACCTTGTTTATCTTGTTGCACCAAATTTGGCTACTGAGGACCTCGGATTTACCGTTGTCACTCTTACAGCATATTGAGGAATAAATGAAATCTTTACTCACACCATTATTCAGCAACTTTTTGATTAATGATATTAAAGATCATTTTATCAATGATGCTAACACATTTATTTTTATCGGTCGTTCTTTAGACTTTGGATCAAACTCTGCAAATACTCCAGAAATTATCTGGACAACAAATGAGCGAAATCAATTTTACCGTAACATGGTCGGTGCCAAGAAAATTCAATTAGCAGATGTCCAGCCAGTTGTATCTCGTGTTGACTGGGCTGTGAATACCAAGTACGATTCATATGAAGACAATATTGAGTTAACTTCGTATATCGACTACTTCAACATCGGCACTGCAAACGCAAATGCGAATACAATCTTAACTGGCAGCGCAAACATCGCAGGATCGAACGTATTAGTAGGAAACGGAACTTCTTTCTTGACGTTTGTGTTTCCTGGTGATTTAATCTCCGTCAACTCATCAATTAAGTCTGTTGTTTCTGTTACAAATAATAGTCATTTGATCGTAAACAGTGCATTTGCGAATGTAAACACTGACTCATCTATCACTAAAATTGCGAATGCTCGAATCTTGATTGCTAATAGCGCAAGTTTCATTGGTAACGTTGAGACAGGTAATGTTGTTGTGATTGGAGAAGATGCAAGAGAAGTTATTGCTATATTGAGCAATAAGGTTATTTCTCTAAATGCAAATCTAACTTACTCAAATTCAAATGTAACGGTCTCGAGAAAAGACAATACATTCCCATTTACTGCAAATACTTTTTATGTTCGCAATACTCGCGATCAAGTATTCAAGTGCTTGTTCAATAACAGTTATGCGAATTCTACAATAGAGCCAACGATCGATATCGACGGTCAGTTGCCAGAAAATGCATTCATCCAAACAGCCGATGGATATAAGTGGAAGTATATGTATACAATTCCACCAGGATTAAAACAAAAGTTCTTCACGAACAAGTGGATGCCTGTTGTCTCTGACCCCGCTGTTACTGCAGCAGCCACAGACGGAAGAATCGACATCGTCAATGTTCTTTGGGGTGGTTCTGGATATGTTCAGGGTGGCAATAGTAATACTGCCGCTATCTTATCTGTTACTGGCACAGATGGTGCGGGTGCAAATCTATATGCTAAAGTTGTTAACGGTAGCATTGAGAGCGCCACAATTCTCAATGGCGGAAATAACTATACTCGCGGCACCGTAGTTGTAAACGATCTAGATCGACTTGGAACACTAACTCTTGCTGGAACTGTAAATGTTTCTGGCGCAGTCGTAACAGGTAATGCATCGAACTTGACTTATTTCGTTGGTAATGTTAAAACAAACGATATTATTACAGTAGACGGACAGTCAAGAAACGTCGTCACTGTAGTCAACTCGACTTACTTGACTGTTAACACAGCATTTAGTAACATGAATAGTCAAATTGCGGTTGTAACAAGATCAAATGCAGCATTCGATATTCAAATCGGACCTCACGGCGGTCATGGCTCCGATCCAGTAACCGAACTTCGTGCGCATAGTCTAATGATTACAGTGGAATTGAACGACACCGAAAACGATACGATTCCAATGAGCGACTCAACAAATGTATTCGACTTCAATCAAGTCGGCATTTTGCAAGACCCATTAGTTGCAAATGGTGCGTTTTATGCAAATGGCACGAACTATCGAACATCTACACGATTATTAATCGCCGATCCAGGGATTACGAATTTCACAAACGATGAGACCGTCTATCTTGGCAGTTCAATCGAAACGGCGACTGCGATCGCAAACGTCGCTCACTGGGCTCCAGGGGATAATTATTTGTACATAAATAACATTACGGGAACATTTGCAGCGCAGCAAATTATTAAGGGTGCAACCTCTGGTGTATCGACTCCGATCCTTGAAATTGCAAACTCTGAGACTAAAACCTTTAGTGGTGACATAATTTATGCTGAAAACAGAACAAACATTGTTCGTAAAGATAACCAAATCGATCAAATTAAGATCGTACTTTCATTCTAGGTAGAAATTCATGGAATTTAATATCGATCCATACAACGACGACTTTGCGCAAAATGCATTAGATAACAACTACATGCGCATTATGTTCAAGCCTGGAAGGGCTGTTCAAGCGCGTGAGTTAACGCAAATTCAGTCGATCCTACAAAATCAAATTAAACAATTTGGCGACCATGTATTCCAAGACGGTTCTCCAGTTATCGGTGGAAACCTAACTCTTGACAATAAAGTTAAGTATCTCAAACTCCTAGAAACCTTTGAGAACTCTGACATCGAAGTCGAAGAATTTAATGGTACTGTAATTCGAAATAGTGCTGGAACTGTTCAAGCCAAAGTTCTTGCAACATATTTCCCAACCGACGGCATCCCAACTCTTATGGTTCGTTACATCACTGGTAACGAATTTGTCGATGGCGATACAATTACTATTGCTGGCACAACAACACGCGCACAACTAGTTGCCTCAAACGCAACAGGATTTGGTACAGTTGTTTCGATTAACGAAGGTGTGTTCTACGCTGACGGATTCTTTGTTCAGGTCGGCGATCAAACTGCCGTAGTTTCTGCATATTCCACAAGCGCAAATGTAAAGATTGGTCTAGAAATTACAGATGACTTTGTCGATAGCGATATCGACTCAACTCTTTTAGATCCAGCGCAATCTTCATTTAACTATCAAGCTCCTGGTGCTGATCGTTATCAATTCAGCTTAACGCTCTCAACTCGCCCTCTTGATACAGTTGTTGATGAATCGAAGTTCTTCGAATTGATGCGCGTTGAGAGCGGTGCAATCACAAAGCAAGTTAAGTATCCAGTTTATGCTGAGCTCGAAAAAACTCTTGCTCGCCGCACATTCGATGAGTCAGGTGACTACACAATCAAGCCATTTCGTGCATCTCTACTAGATGGCATAGATGCAAATAACTATACCATCTCAATTGAACCTGGTAAAGCATACGTCAAGGGATTCGAGTTTGAAACGATCGGAACATTAAAGATCGATGCACCAAAACCTCGTTCAGCATCAGATGTTAAATCTCTTGTCGATACAGATGTTGATTTATCTTATGGTAACTTTGTTTATGTAACTGCACTTCGCGGTTCAAGCAATGGATTCATTAATATTGCTGCGCTAGAAAAGATCGACGTTCACTGCGTTGACACGTCAAAGGTTGCAGTTGGATTAGGAACATCAGCAAACGCTCAAGTATATCAAAATACTCGCATCGGCTCTGTCCGCGTTAAGAATTTTATTCGCTCTACTGCTGATGCATTCGACTCAGTTCGAGATTCAAACGGTATCTATGCGCTATACATGTCTGAAATTGCCATGGATCCAAAGGTCGTCAAAGTTACCGCTGCATCTTCGAATGCAAATAGCATCCGACTTTCTGACAAGATGTCCGCAGTTGATAACGCTTATCGCAATGTTTCAATAACAATCCTACCAGTTAGACTCGATGCGATTCCAAACGTCACAACAGCGAATGTATTTGCTGGATCTTATCGCCTAAACGCTAACTCTGCAGTTGCCAACGTATTCAATGGCGGCAATGTGAGTGTTGGTTCTATTATTAGAGTTGGCAAAGACGTTCGTGAAGTTGTTTCGATTAATACAATCGGCGATTTCTTGACAGTAAACACAGAATTCAGCCAAACAATTGTAGGAACAAACTCTAGCACGAATCCCCTTCAAATATTGATTCAAACTCCATATAATCAAAATGTATCGAGCCAAACAAGAACTGTTCAAAGATACGATGGAACCACAAAAACTGCATTCTTAGACACACCATTCGATAACAATGGTATTGCTGATGCAAACTCAGTTGTACAAATCGACTTTGATATGGCTCATGCTGAGTCATTTATTGCTGGTCCATCTGTATCAAATGTTCTTATTGCTGGTGCAAATGCCTCAATGAACATCTCTATTCAATCTCAGTATGTTGGTGGAGAAACTGTAATTGAAGATAAGTTGCGTACTGAATTAATATTCAAGTTGCCTGGAAATTATATTAAACGCGCATCGTTAAACAATGCTGATTACAATTACAATAAAATTGTTCTAAATCGCTCAAACACTGGCACAGCAAATCAGTTTGCTCTAGCGCAAGGTGCGGGTCTTGAAACGTTCGAAACAATTCCATTCTCCGACTCAACAGCAGCAATTCAAGATAATCTAATTGTTGTTGTCAGAGACAATAACGGCAACACAAGTTACCCAAATGGATCGATCCTACAGTTAACAGCAGCAAATGTTACGATTGGATCTCCTGCAACAACGATTACAATTGATACTTACGTTCCAGATATTCTAAAAGTTGACATCGTTCTTACAACGAAACAGAATGATGCTGAAGATAAGATTCGTAAAAAGAATTTCTTCAGCAATACGAACTACACAGGAACAAGAACTAACTTCACATACCCAACTGGTACGAGTGGAAACACAACAGTAACAGTGCCAAACTACGGTGTTGTTGCTAACGTCGACGTTGCGAATGGATTGGTATTCTTGACTGACGTCAACTTTAATACAGTGCGTCCTGGTGATTCTATTTCTCTATTTGTTCCTGACGTTGTTAAAGTCAGAAAGGTTCTTGCAGGAAACACAACGCATCTACCAGATGTAAATAACGTGACTGATATTACAGATCGCTTCTATGTTGATTACGGTCAAAGAGATGATGTGTATGATCACGCTAAACTTATTCTAAAGGCTGGTTACGATAGTCCAAACGCTAAATTGCTCGTTCACTTGGATTTCTATCAGCACGTCTATGTTGCTGGTGCAAACGTATCGTTCTTCTCAGTTGATTCATATTCTCAAACACAATACGATAACGGCGCGATTCCAATCTACACATCGTCAACAGGTAAAGTATTCTATTTGCGCGATTGTTTGGACTTCCGTCCAACTCGACCAATCGGCGATGTATCTAATGCGTTAACAGCTCCAAATCTTCCATCTGCTGATGAAGTTTCAGAATTGTCACTAGATTATTATCTGCCTCGTATTGATAAACTTGTTCTTTCGAAGGATAAGGAATTTAGAGTGATTCAAGGTAAGTCTGCTCCACAGCCTCTACCACCAGAAGATTTAGATGACGCAATGACATTGTACACGTTATATCTACCACCTTATGTGGCTGATATTCGTGAAATTAAGACGAAGTACATTGAGAATCGTCGTTTCACGATGAAGGATATTTCTTCCATCGAGAAGCGTCTACAAAAAGTTGAGTTCTTTGTTTCTCTAAACAACGTTGAAAAACTTGCCATGAGCGATAAGACTCAGTACGAAGATGGCACTGAAAAAGAAAAGTATGGTGTTGTCGGTGAAAACTTCTTAAACTTTAATATTGCTGACTTTAAGAGCAGAGACTTTAAGGTTGCATTAGAAAATGGCTTTATGATTCCAACTATGAGAATCACGCCGATTGGATTTAAGAAGTCAGTGTTAACAAACACAACTCTAAACAAGAAAACAGTTTCTTTAGAGTATACTGAAACGCCAGCGATCTCTCAATCTCTTGCCTCAAACAAGGGTGTTGGTGTGCAGCCGTTCTTGTTTGGTCAGTTCAACGGTTCTATCTCACTCACACCTGATACAGATTATTGGTCAGCTGAAGATCTCAAACCAGAAATTATTTCTGTTCCAGAGAGAATTATTGAACACACAACAGTGATTCGTGAGATTGTTGTTGAACCACCTTCACCA